TGTGAACGCTTCCAACCCTTGTGGCGTGCGTCGAAACCTTCTTGCAGGTTCTTGGCTTGCTCAGCGGTCAACTTGTTCGGGTACTCGATGATGCCTTGAGTGGTGGCACCAGCACCGAAGAAACGGGCAGCGTAGTTACGGAGCGCGATAGCAAGACCGAAGTCTTCCTTGAGAGCCTCAACACGGGACACACCACGGATAGCTCCGGGGCGCACCACGTCAGGAATGTGAATCATGTTGTCGGCAGAGACAGGGCGTGACTCGTTCTTCACTTCGTACATGACACGTCCGAGACCGTTACGGCGGATTGTCACGTCAAGCGGGTTCAACACAACCATGTTGTTGATTTCACCGCGACGGTTGCTATACACGCGAATGAAAGCGTTACCGTCCAACAGCATTGACACAATGACGGCACCGTAGAAAGCTTCCTTGGTGGTGTCAACGTCAGGCTGGGTCACCCAGGCGGGCCGGGGACGGAAAGCACTGCGGCGACCATCCAACCGAATGTAAGAATCAACAGGCAGTGTAGAGATGGTGTCGCTGCTGAGGCTGACGGCGGAGAAGATGGCGTTGACCTGGAAAGCGGTCTCCTGGTTTACGACAGTGCCAGACTCGTTCTCTAGTTCGAGGAAGTCACCAGAACCCCAAATGGTTTGGAAAGAGAGCGCACGCTCTTCCCCGTCACTGTAGAAAAGATCACCAAGCATTACTTACGCTCCAAACTGAGACCGAACAAAATAGCGAAAGCACCGGCAACAATAAGTCCTGCTGGTGGGAAAATAAAAGCGACACCGGCACTGATAGCCACAGCGCCCCCGATTTGCAACCCATTTACTAACATAATGTCCTTAGAAGAAAAACTCCGGCACTCCTTCATCTATTCTACTTGCTGTTGCTCGGTCATAGGCGATAATGAACGCAATAGCGGCGTCAATCTTCTTCCGTGACGTTGCAGACTCCTTCGTGACCCTCTGACCACGATGGTCCATCTTGATAACACAGTTATCGATGTGCCGTGACAACACAGGGTCGCCATCATGCACCAAACGCTCCTCAGTGACCGCTTCAAACACCTTTTGGGTCGCCGGAATCATCAAATTGAGCAAGTTGGTCTTGTATTCGACGATTGGGAAGTCCATTTCGTCCAAATCCTGCATCATTGACGCCCAACGGTACGGGTCACACGCTATTTCACGACATTGAGGGTACTTTTGCACATAACTGATGATTGTTTGCTTCACTTCTTCGATATTTACCCGCCAAGTGTCATCATCACGGTCAAAATCCTTCTCCCACACCTTCACAAGCTTCACTTTTGGCTTTTCACCCTCTTTCGGGATGGTTACAGCGCAAATAGCGGTGCTGTCATTCGCGTAAGACCCGTCAAAGCCCAAAACATAGTCTTCGTCGGCTTCTATGTCCACATTTTGCGCCAATTTGGTCCAAGAACCCGTCGGAAGCCACGCTTGTTGCGCCGAAACCCACTGATTACACCGTTTTGTACGAAATTCAGCCTCCGGGGTACGTTTTACCGCACTCTCGAAGTCACTCTTAGCAACAATGTCGTCAAAACCAGGGTTAGCAGCCATCCAAGTGCTTTCAAGCTTGTGATCAGCCTCCGCAGGTGCCTCATACCAGCACATATAGAACGTGTCATCGGATTCCTCACCAGAAATAATCTTTTTACCGTAGTTGTAGAGTGTGTAAGCGATTGAGTCCTTACCGGTCTGCGATTCCGTCTTCACACCAGCAGTAGTAATCGCTATCAGCGTGGCCTGCTTACCTCGGGCACCCTGAGCCAACGACATCACATCAAAAAGACGACGGTTAGGTTGCGCGTGCAACTCATCAAACAAAACCAGTGTCGGTGACAAACCTTCATGCCTCGGGGCGTCAGCCGACAACGCCCGATACACGTTACCCGTCGCAGGCACATACAGTGAGTCACGGTAAATCTTGACGTGCTCGGCAAGCTCCGAGTTGCGAATCATTTTCTTCGTATCCTCGAACACAATCTTCGCCTGGTTACGGTCAGCAGCAACCGAGTAAATTTCGGCCCCTTGTGTTTTGAAGTCCACAAGAGCAAAAGCGGCAATGAGTGAACCGAGCGCCGATTTCCCTTGTTTTCTCGGCATCCCGACCAGGCTGATGCGATGCCGTAGCCCGCCGTCCTCATCACGAGAAAACAAATCACCCAGCAAGCGCTTCTGCCACTCCCGCAACACCATCTTGCTACCAGCAGGCCCAGCAATGCTGTCCTTCGTAATCGTGGCAAACGCATCAGCGAACCGGACGATGAAATCCCCATCGCCACGCTCCACCGACTCCGCAGGAACCGGCGTCAACCAACGAGGATCAGTCACGCGCCCTCTCCGCCATCAAAGTCTCAAAAGCAGACTTAGCCTTTATCTCCGCCAAACCCAAACGCGAACGCGAATCCACCGTAAACCCAAGCTGACCCAACCCAGACATAATCGCCTTCTCCAACTCCAACAACTGCCTCAGCAAATGGAAATCATCAGGAGCCGACTCAACCTGCTGCTCCAACATCACCTGCCGGTCAAGTTGCCTACACACAATCATCAAAGCCTCAACATCAGACTGCCCAGACAACCACGTCTTCCCCACACCAAACACACGATCCCACAAAGCCTGACCCGCCGCACCCAACTCCCGATGCGGAGCAACATAACCACCCTCAAGCTCAAAAGTCTCAGACAAAGCAGGCAACTCACGCTTCCCCGGATTGCCCTGCAAACGTTTCATCTCAAGTGGTTTCGCAGGATTAGGCATTTTTCTACCCTAGCACTTTTTGTTTGAACTGCGGGAAAGTACAAACAGTCG